AAATTTGTCTGCATCAAACATCTTTTCTGATAATAAAATATCACCTTGATATAAGGCAAACCTAAAAACGTTACTATATTCCTTTTCGTTCATTTTGATTTTTATTAAATTATTATTAATACACACAAATATATATAGAATTGTTTTAACTTAAAAGGGTTTTTATGAACTATTTCCATTTTTTTTATAGTATTCTGTAAGTAATTGTTTTTCATTCATTATTACTGTATAAAATGGTTCAACATATTGGGCAAAATTACCACCATAGATACTTAAAAATCCATCTTCAATCATCATTCTATATAAATTCTTACTTCCACGGTCTTCTGGTGATAATGGTAATTCCAATTGTTTTAATTCTTCAATAGCTTCTTCATTAAGCATTGGTTCTCGTAAATTCATTAATTTATAATTTAATTTTAATCTTTCAACTCCATTCAATAAATTATCCAGTGCTTTTAATGGTTTCTTTTTATTTAATATTCTATCCCTGTTTATCTCATCTGCTTTTTGACATATTTCACGAACTGTCATATGTTTGAACTTTAATTCTGGGAAGTGTTTCAATAAAGTGGTTTCTTTTAAATCTCCTATTCCATTGACATTATCTGATACATCTCCACAAATTATTTTTATTGTTAATGCATTAGAATAATGATGATTGAAATGCATCATGTAGTTGGTTTTTGTGACAGGAACACTAATATTACCAAACAAAATGGATATATTTAGATTTAAAAGCTGACTGAAATCTCGATCATTGGTGAATATAAGTATTTCTTCCTTATTATTATGATCTAAACAATATTGTGCTATTAAATCATCTGCTTCAATTTCATCAATTTCGATTTGACGAATAAAAATTTCCTCAGCATATGCTTGTAAACGTTTACGATTTTTTAAAACGCTTTCGTCTTTTTCTTGTTCTCTTTTTATTTCGGCTTCACTTAATTCAATTTTAGTGTACCATTCTTTTGATTTACGATTAGCTTTATATGCAAAATCAATATTATGTCGTTCAACACCAGCGTTTTCACCATCCCAGCAAATTACCACCTTGTTTATCATGTGTTCCTTTACTAGCATACGTATA